CGTAGACCACGTTCGGGTGATAGCTGTAACTCATTTTGTGGCTGGCCGGGTCGGACATATACTTGAAGGCCTGCTCCTTGTCGGTGCCAATGAGCCGGCCGTCCTGATCGGCCACGAAATTCCTGCCATGGCTGTCGAAGTTCCCTATTAACCAATCCGTTACATTTTCGCGCTGGAGCTGGCTCACGGTTTCGGCGGATATATCGCCGCCATAGTTCTGCCAACCCTCCAGATTCAGGCCGTTTTGCGTATCGATAAGTTCTTGGAAGGCTCCGAATTTTCCCTTCAGCGTGGCAATGCCGACCTTAACGGCCGTCGCGGGATCCACCAGGTATTGCACCTTATAGGCCCCGCTCTGGGCGTAGGCCCGATATGGCTGTGCAATTCCGCCCTTGCTTTGGGCCGGTTTAAACAGCCATTGTTTGCCGTCGGCATCCTTGTAAAGCTGTATTTCTCCCGTTCCCCCAAGATTGGCTTGACTAACATAGGACATCCCGTTAGGTTCCTTCACAGATTCAGGAAAAGCAATCGCAGGGGAAGTCTGCGGCAGAACCGTTTCCGTGCTGTCCCCCGGACTCCAAGGATTAAGGCCGGAATTTCCCACAGCAGGCGTACTATTCGATGCCGGCGCTGGACTCTGAACCTCTTCATAGACAACGGCGCACCTGCAGTTCGGGTGTGCCGGCGGCGTCTGTTTGATTCCCGCCGTAAGCTCGGCCCCGGGGAAATTGAACTCCTCGGTCATGTCAATCGTTGCGCCGTCCAGCGCTCCGCAGATAGGACATACGCTTTCGTCTTCCGCAGTGCTCCATACGCGCCGCAGAGGGCCGATCAGTCCCTGGGCCTGGGCTTGCAGCATAGACTCGTCGAGGCCCTTGTTATAGGCGTAGGCCATCTCCGTATTGGCTATCGTCTTCGCTCGGTAGCGGTGCTGGCGTTCGGCATATTTCTCTGCCTGCGCGAGAGCTTTATCCCCCGCCTGTTTGTCCGTCAGCGTGCTGTCCGCATTTTTCAGAGACTCCTTTACGTGACTGTAATAGTTCAGGACGGCTGTGGACTGCGGCTTCGTAAGTCCAATGACGGGACGGATCATGCGGGACAGCTCATCCACCGAGTACGTCCCGGTCACCGCCGGCTCCAGCATAGCCTGTATGGCGTCGGCCGCTTGACTGGATACGTTGGTCACAAACGCCGCGCCGTGGACCGTTATCCAGTCCTTTATTCCTTGGCTCATGGGATCGAAGAAGTAGTCGGAATACTTTCCTTCCAGACCCGAGGCGGCCTGTTCCATGGCGTTGTCCCATACAGGTTTTAGGACGTCCGAAACGAAATTTGCATAATCCTGCTGCCAGGCGGACAGCGTTCTCAGGCTCAAGGACCCGCTGTTGACGGCTTCCCGGATCTCCCGGTATGTAATGGCGTTCTGCTGGTCTTTCCACATGTTGGCCAGCCAGAACATGGGCTCAGACTGACCTGCATTCAGAAAAGCGTTGAGTTTATCAAGCGCCGCAGTGCCGGCGGCGCTCTTTGCCACGCGCAGGCGCTTATGAATGCGCTTGGAATTGGAAAACGCCCATGCCATCAGGCATCCCTCCCGAGCCGGCGTTTGGCGGCCTTTACGATCTCTCCATCCTCATCCTCCTCGATATCTTCGGCATTGGATTTCGGGTCAATCTCCCCGCTGCCCGCGTTCTGGGCAGGCTGTTTTTTCTGCTGCATCATTTGCTGGAGCTGCTGCCAGGCCGCAGCGCTTCCGCCGTGCATATCCTCGTTGTTTTCTACCCGCTCGGGCAGGCTGGCTTGACGGCGGACATAGTCCTCAAGATCATTATCGGGCAGTAAAATTCCAGCGCCCGTCATCTTCGTCAGGAAGTCTCCAAGTTCCCCAAGGTCCGCGCTCTCCACGTCTCCATGGGTGAGCTGCGGATACTCCGTTATGCCGCTGAAGTGATCGCCGTTGAGGTCAATGAGCGCCGGTATGGCTTTGCTGTTGAACGTCTCACAGATGATATCGAGATATGCGCCTATCGCCGTGGAAAAAAGTTCCGTCTTGTCGCTGGACAAGGCGAAGCTTCCGACCTGCTGATGTCCCAGGAGTACAAAATCCGCCAGAACAGTCATGGCGATTCGAGTGTCGTAACGTTCTATAATGGCGCTTGTGTCAAACTGCCGCCTGCCGCCGGTGGAAAGCAGCGTCATGCTCCATCCGTTCGGCATCACAAGCCCCTCGAGCGTGTCCCGCCGGATATTTTGGACGATGTTCTCTGCCTGCGCGCGCATTATCACCATATCCGGATCGTCATCATCCCATATATCCATGCCCTCCGGCGCTGTCAGTGTCGGGAATCCGGCAAGATCCCGCTCGATGCCGATTCCTTCGATCTCCTGAATGCGCTTTTTGAAGTACCAGTCACGGTATGCGTTACGCAGGATGCTCCTTCCTTCCGGATTTCCCTTCCTCGATTTCGTGCGGAACAGCAGCAGCCGCTCCGCGGGGATTGTTATCAGTTGAAAACCGGGTGGAGGCATCTGCGTAAACCCGACAAGATTGTCCTGATCGTCGTACTCCCAACGGTAAAGCGTCTCCTGCGCCCGTATCGGCAGCTTGCGCCATCCGATCAGGCCGTCGGTATATTTGCTGCGGGACAGCGGGTCACGGCCCTTGCCAAGCCGACGCTTGTACACCATCTCATGCGCGCTCCATCCGAAGGTCAGGAAAGACAAAATCTCGCTGACGGTATCCGTCCAAGTGTCTTCCATGTCGTCCATGCAGCCGCTCACAAAGTCGGCGGCATCCTTATCGGCTTTGGCGCTGCCCCCTGGCTGCACCGTCCAGTCCGCCTGCCGTATCAGCATCTCTATCGCGAACAGGAACGCTCCCACGATATCGTCGTTTTCGGACATCTCCTTATATACCTTGACGCCCTTTGCGCCGCGAAGTTCAGGCAAAAATTCCTCATAGAAGCAGCCGCCCCAGCGATTCTGCCCGACACGGCCTAATTCTTTGAAATTACCCCCGGCCACGTTTCCACCTCCTCCTTTTCAATAATCTCAATATTTTTGGCGATCCGCTCGTCCGGCTCAAGTTCGTACGCTTTTCTGGCGCAGTTGAGGGCGTACTTCTGTTGTCCGAGCTGCCGCCATGCGATGCTGAGCATGTCCCAGGGCGCCGCACCCCACGCGGCCGGCTCCGTGATGTAGGTGAGCGCCCGATCCTTGATGTCCAGCGCCTTCGATAGGTAACGGACACAACTCCGCCAGCGCGCGAGCCGGTACATCAGGCCACCGAGCTCCACCCACGCTTCCCGGTATTGCGGCGCTTCCATCGCCGCGCGCAACAGCCACAGCTCCGCCATATCCGCGCGGCCCTGCGCCTCGCGGCATCGCGCGATGTACCGCATGGAGGCCGCTCGCTCCGCGTCCCAGACCGCAGACGGCATCGCGAGGTGAGCTTCGAACGTCTCGACGGCCTTGTCAAGCATACCCCGGTACATATACTCCCGGCCGAGATAGTGTCTGTTCCGGTCGTCGTCTGGACATTCCTGCACGGATAATTCTAAGAGCCGCAGGTAATCCCCGCGGCTCTTAGTCGGATCAGCATGATGCTCCAGCCGGACTCCCTGAGCGTCCACGAACACCTTCGGTTCACCATACTCGAGCACTTCGTGCACCGGGTACGTCCATCGGCACGCGCCGGGGGTGTGGACCTTCTCCTGGAAAAACTTCACGCCGTACGAGCCGTCCTTATTGAAGCTCCATACGTATTCATACCGCGCGGTAGTCGGCGCCTGCGGCGCTTCGATCCATATTGTTTCAAGCGCCGCCCGCCAGCCGGGCCGGAAGACTTCGTCCAGGTCCGTGCACACGAGGATGTCGGCGTCCGGGAAGGCGGCCAAGCACCGGTCCAGGCTCTCGTTGCGCGCCGTGTCAAACCGCCATGGCATAATCTTCGCAGCTTCCACGACCGCGCCGGCGGCCCGCAGCAGCAGCTGCGTCCCGTCTGTGCTGCCGGTGTCCAGAACATACACGCCGTCCGCCTCGGCCATGGATTTCATCCACCGCCGGGCGAACTTCGCCTCGTTTTTCGCGATGGCATAAATGATGATCTTCATACTATCTGCGAGTCTTTAAATTCCGGCAGGGCCATGACCGCTTCGTACAGCGCCGAGCGGGTATACGTGTCGTCTTCCCGGATCGGCAGGAAAAACCGCGAGAATTTCACCTGCGTGTTCTTCGTCCAGTCTTCTTTTTCCACGTTCCGGTACTCCTCGGACGTGTAGTCCGCGAGGCTTACGTCCAGCGTCGGCGTCTCGCCCATAAAAGCCAGCGTGTACGACGTAATGCGGTG